CCATTTTCATCCTGACCGAAGACGGCCTCGGGTCGCTGCAGGTCGAGCACTTCCCCATCGCCAAGAAGCCGGGCGACGTGCTCGACTCCATCCAGGCGCTGTATGACGGAGATCACGATTTCCGCACCGTGGTGATCGATTCGCTCGACTGGCTCGAAACCCTCATCTGGCGCGAGATCGAGAGCACGCACGACGCCAAGGACCTCGCATACGGCAAGGGGGCGCTCATCGCCGCCGAGAAGTGGCGGCAGGTGCTCGACGGGCTCAACGCGCTCAGGAACGACAAGGGAATGATCTGCATCCTCATCGCGCACACCGAGATCAAGCGGTTCGACTCGCCCGAGGTCGAGCCCTACGACCGCTATCAGCCGAAGCTGCAGACGCGCTCGAGCGCCCTCGTGCGCGAGTGGTCGGATGCGGTGCTGTTCGCGAACTACCGCACGATCGTCAAGAAGGACGACGTGGGGTTCAACAAGACGAACAACCGGGGCGTCTCGACCGGCGAGCGCCTGCTCTACACCGCCGAGAAGCCGGCCTACATGGCCAAGAACCGTTACGGCCTGCCTGAGAGCATCGCGCTCTCGTGGGAGGCCTTCGAGTCCGCAATCACCAGCAACTAAGGGAACCACTACGATGCCGCAATTCAACTTCGATGCCGCCACCCACGTCGCCGCGCCGGCGCCCGAGCGCGCCCCGCTGCCCAAGGGCATGTACGAGGTCGCCGTGATCTCGAGCGACCTCAAGACCACGCAGGCCGGCACCGGCCAGTACATCGAGCTCACCCTGCAGGTCATCGACGGCCCGCACGGCGGCCGGCGCATCTGGGACCGCCTCAACGTCAGCAACCCGAACAAGACCGCCGAGGACATCGCGAAGCGCCAGCTGCAGATGCTGTGCCTCGCGGCCGGCGTGCAGAACCTCACCGACACCGAGCAGCTGCACGACCGCCCGGTGCTCGCCGAGATCGACCTCGACCGCAAGGACCCCACCCGCAATCGCGTGATGGGCTACGCCTCGCTCTCCACCAAGCAAGCCTCGCGGCCGTCCTCGGCCCCGTCCCTCCCCCCTGGCCCGAAGCCGGGGGCGGCCGCGCGGCCCTGGGAGAAGAAGTAAATGCCGCAGGTCCCTGCGTCGCAGCACACCACTGGGGAGGCCGTCATTCAGTGGCGGGGTGCGCAGACGCAGGAACATCGCGAGCACTTGGGCGCGTCGCTGATCGGCCATGACTGCGACCGGCACATCTGGCTTTCCTTCCGGTGGGCGGCGACGCCCACTTGGGAGGGGCGGATGCTGCGCCTCTTCGACCGCGGCAAGCGCGAGGAGGCGGTCGTCGCCGAGGAACTGCGCGCCATCGGCGTGGACCTGCACACCGACGAGAACGGCAAGCAGATCGACTGCCGCGACGACACCGGCCACTTCGGTGGCTCGGTGGACGGCATCGGCAAGGGCTTTCCCGAGGCGCCGAAGTCCTGGGCGATCCTCGAGGTGAAGACGCACTCGGCGAAGAGCTTCACGGACATGAAGAAGCTCGGCGTCGCCGAGAGCAAGCCGCAGCACTACGCGCAGATGCAGGTCTACATGGGCCTGCTCGGCGTCGAGCGGGCGCTCTACTTCGCGGTCAACAAGGACAACGACGAGATCTACACCGAGTGGGTGCATTTCGACGCCGAGGCGTTCGAGGCCCTGCGCGGGCGGGCGAAGCGGGTCATCGACTCGCCGACCACGCCTGCCAAGCTCTCCGAAGACCCGGCGCACTACAAGTGCAAGGGCTGCACGTTCTTCTCTCTTTGCCACGAGCAGAAGGTGGCCGAGGTGAGCTGCCGCACCTGCGTCCAGGCGACCCCGGCGTCGAACGGCGCGTGGCGCTGCGAGGCGCAGGATCGGCTGCTCGACAAGGCTGCGCAGCGCACGGCGTGCGACCAGCACCTTTTCATCCCGGCGCTGGTGCCGTTCGGCGAGGCGGTGGACGGTGGCGATGCGTACATCGAGTACACGCACAAGGACACTGGCAAGACGTTCCGCAACGGCCCCGACGGCTACTCGAGCAAGGAGCTCGCGGCCTCGAGCGCCGGCACGGTGACCGAGCCCGTGGTCGAGGCGATGCGCAAGGTGTTCAGCGCGAAGGTGACCGAGAGCACGCCGCGGCGCGGCAAGAAGCGCGACCTGTCGAACCTGCCGCCGGTGGCCGACGACGCCGACTTCAACGACCCGATCCCGTTCTGAGGCGCGCATGAACAAGAACGTCTGCCAACGCTGCGGCGAGGTCTGGGACGATCACCACAAGTGCGGCATCGCCGTGCAGGAGTTCGACCTGGTCAAGCGCCCGGCGCACTACAACCGGGGCGGCGTCGAGTGCATCGACGCCATCCGCGCGCAGCTCACCGAGGACGAGTGGCGCGGCTACCTGCGCGGGCAGGTGGCCAAGTACAACTGGCGCCTGGGCGCGAAGGACGACCCGAAGCAGGAGGCCGGCAAGCTGCTGTTCTACGCGCGGCTGCTCGCGGGCGAAGATCCGCGTGGCAAGTAAGCCGAAGAACGGCCACTGGTGGCGAAGGAGCTGGAACGATGGGCGGAAGGATGTCACGGAACAAGGGCGCAGCAGCGGAGCGGGAACTGGCGCAGATCCTGAGCGACGAGCTTGGCTTCGTCGTGAAAAGGAAGCTGGGTCAGGCCCGCGACTCGGGCGACGACATCCAGGTGGGCAGGTTTCGGATTGAGGCCAAGCGCCGCGAGACGCTCGCCCTGCCCGCCTGGTGCCGCCAGATCGAGGAGCACTGCCAGCCGGGCGAAGTGCCCGTCGTGGCCTACCGCACGAACGGCCAGCCGTGGCGCATCGTCTTGAAACTGGAGGACTTTCTGCCGCTCATGCGCGGAGAGTTGACGGATGGGTGAGGTGTTGAGAGAATCTCAACAGCAGGTGCTTACATCACTTGCTGACGCGGCGGCGCGACTCGGTGTTAGCGTGAAGACGCTCCGCCGGCTCGTTGACCGTGGTGAGGTGCCGCACTACAGGTTCGGCATCGCGATCCGAGTCAACGTCGCGGAGATCCTCGAAGCAACCAAGGAGCGATGCAAACCATGTCCATCCACAAACGTGGCAACACCTACCATCTCGACATCCCGCTCGCGAACGGCGGGCGACTCCGGCGCTCTGCTGAGACATCTGATCGCAAAGCAGCGCAGGAACTCCACGACCAACTGAGGGCGCAGCTCTGGCGCCAGGAGAAGCTCGGCGCGAAGCAGCCGCGCTCGCTCACCGAGGCCGCCGAGCGGTGGCTCGCCGAGCACGCCAAGGCGAGCGCCATCCGCGACTACACGCACCACCTCGCGTTCTGGTGTGCACGCGCCGAGGGCATGTCGCTCACGGAGATCACGCGCGCGTGGGCGGGTGAGCAGATCGAGCAGCTCGTCACGCGCAAGGGCACGCCGGCCACGCCCGGCACGCGGAACAACTACATCATCACGCTGCGCTCGGTGCTGAACACGGCCTGCCGCGACTGGGAGTGGATCGAGCAGGTGCCGGCGCTGCGCACCTATGGCGACAAGCGCGACGGCAGCCGCATGGTCATCGCCACCCCGGCGCAGGCGAAGGCGCTGCTCGAGGTGCTGCCGGCGGGGCTGCGCGCTGCGGTCGGGTTCGCCTTTATGACCGGGCTGCGCAAGAGCAACGTCTTCGGCCTTACCTGGGACCGGGTGGACCTCGCGCGCGGCCTCTGCTGGGTGCAGCCGATCGACACCAAGGCCGGGAACCTGATCGTGTGCCCGCTGAACTCAGCCGCGAAGGCGCTGCTCGAGCAGCAGCTGCGGGTAGAGGGCGAGGCGCGGGTGTTCCCGGTCGAGCCGCCGTGTCACCACCAGTGGAAGCGGTACACCAAGCGGGCGGGGCTGCCGGACGGGTTCCGGTTCCACGACATCCGGCACACCTTCGCCTCGTGGCTCGCGCTCGACGGCACGGACCGCAAGACGCTGCAGGATCTCGGCGGGTGGAAGTCGCCGGCGATGATCGACAACTACGTCCACCTGCCGGTCGATCATCTGGTCAGCGCGGCGGAGCGGCTAGCCTCGCGCCTGCACTGATTGTGGGAAGTCTGTACACAAATTCCCCACACTCGTCGTCTCAGGCCTTTCGCATCTCGTCGTAAGTGCCTGATTTTGTTGGTAGCGGGGGTAGGATTTGAACCTACGA